ATGACAAAAACAATTTAAAAAACATTATGTAAATTTATGCAGAATATTTACTTGTTGTTTGTAGTAATCAATCATATCAATTAATTCTACATCAGCAAATTTAACTATTTGTTTTGATTTAATATATAATTCTTCAGATAACTTATTACCAAGATATAAACTATATTTATACTGCTCACCTGCGTGATAAACGTTGCAACCTACACATTGAACTTGGCAATTATCTTCATCCCATCTTGTTGAATAATTTGCTCTACTCATAAAATGCCCGTTTTGTAGCTTTTTCCAATGGTCTTTTTTACCACAAGTAACACATTCAGCTATTTCATTTTTAGCATATCTTAAACGTATATACTGGCTAAAAACAGTATCTAATTCTTTTATTAGATTTTTTCTTAATGGTTTTTTACTTACTTTAGCCATATAACGTATTTTAAATATGATTTAAACAACAATAATTGATTTTAAGTATACTTATATAACTTGACTAAAAATAGTGTCTTAAAAACGTTTATTTTCTTTATTTTTAATTTCTTAATAATAATATATAATAACTTAATTAATTCAAAGATAATTATATTTTAATATATATTGTTTATTTAATTCAAGAATATTTAAATATATAATATAATATATATATTAAAAAATATAATAATAAATATATAATATATTAAATAAATAATTTTAAAATATTAAATCTATATTTATAAATCAAATATAATAAAATTAATAATATAAATAAATAAAAATATTTAACTAAACTTTCTTTTTTTTCTATTTTCTTTTCTACAAATACTTTTGAAGTAGAAACATCTTGCTCACTATGCTTTATTTCTTGTTTTAAAGCGTTTTTAGACACTTTCTTTTGATTTGTATGTAAACTATTATCTTTTATTTTTTTGTTTCTTATTTTAACGTTTTTATAAGTTTTACCATTTACAACTATTTCTTTGTTGTTGTCTATTGGTTCAATTATAATTTCATCAGAAGTTTTATCTATTTTAGAATTGTTATTTTCAACTGTATTTTCATTTGTTTTTATTTTAGTTTTTACATCAACAACTGAAACACTATCTTTTTTTTGCTCTAAATTTGATTTATTTACTTTTCTTGAACCACAAGATAATAATAAAATACTAACTAAAATATATATCAGCTTCTTCATTTCTTCTTTTTGTTAAACCATTAAGAACTTTACCACCAGCTTTATTCCATCTTAAAAATTCTGCTTTTAATGTTAAATCATTTGGATTTTTATTTACTTTTTTTAACAATGTACTTGAACTAAAATTACCAGTTCCAACATTATAAGCAAATGAAACTAAAGCATTAAATTGATTTTGATTTATATTTGATGTAACTAATTCATCTACTCTTTTAGCAAATCTATTAGCTATTTCTTTAAACATATCAAATGCTTCTTGTTTTGTAATTTCTTTGTCTAATAAAGTTACTCTTTTACCATCAGGATAATATGTATTTCCATAGCCAATAGTCGGCACTTTAGCTGGACATAAATACGGTTTTAATTTTAATCCTTCGTGTTTAGTTATTAATAAATAACCTCGATTATCCAATATCATTTGTTTGATTTTTTATAAATTTCAAATTGCTTTTTTAATGCTTCGTGGTCTTTTTCTAATTGAATATATTTGCCTTCTAAAACATCAAATTTATCTTTCCAATATTTTGATGATTCTACTTCTTTTGCGTAAGCCAAATACAAATCATTAAATTGCTTTTGTAAACTTCTAACATCATTTCTTAAATCTGCAATATCTTTACTTTGTTCAACATTACAAGCCCTTAATTCATCTCTATCAGTTTTTAAATCTTCAACTAAAGCATCATAAATATTTTGAACCTTTGTTAAAAAGTCTCCATTACTATTTTTTAATTCAACTTTTTTAGCTTGTTTACCACCAAAAACCCAAGCTAAAGGTGCTGATAAAAACCCTAAAATAGCTAACCAATTTTCAACTAAAAAATTCATTATATTACTATTGCTTCGGCTTGTTGAAATATTTCGTCTACTTGGTCATCAGTCATTTGTGTAACAGACTGAATAAATAAAACAGTTTGTGAGTATCTCTCTACTGTTGTGCCATAGTTCCAAACATTTTTAGCAGCAGTCTTTGTTGGTTCTTCTAATTGGTCTAATGCACTCTCTATTGTAGCTATTAAATTCATTAAATTTAAAATAGTTCTCAATCGCCAAAGTTGTACCTCTGTTGGTGTTGCATCTTTAAATGCTTGTTCAATTTCAGCTGGTGTTGCTCCTTCGTAAAACTCCCTTGTATCAAAATTAAAATATGGTTTAATCATATCAACTTGTAAAAGTTCATCAATTAAAGTTTCAGTTATTAAACATTGATTTGAGTAAGTAACTCCAATAACTTTACTTGTTGCTATTTCTATTATTGTTTTCATATTAATTGTGTATTGAGAACATATTACCGATTATACTATCGCCACTATTATTTAATGTAATAGTAGCAAAAAGAAAAAATTGATTTGCGGGATTTAAAGTAGTTGAACCTAAAGAACCACCTTGTGCTGTAATATCAGTTAATCCACTTGTTGTAAACATAAAACCATATAAATTACCACCATTTAAATTAAAATTTCTTTGTAAAACATTTACTTGAGCAGTTGCACTTCCACTATATGAAGCTATTGTTGGTGCACCAGATATGGTGTTTGTTGTGTTTACTCTTATTCTCAAACTATAAGTTCCTAAAGCAGTTGATTTATTTGCTCCAAACAATACTTTTATAACATCAGTACTACTAAAAGCACCCGCTGGAATTGTTGCAGTAAATATAACTGTTTCAACTGTTGTTCCTGTGTGAACTGTTTGTGAAGTTTGTATGCTTCTAAATGGACTATATGATAATATAGATTGTTTTAAAGCCAATGCATCAAAGACTGCGTTTTGACTTGGTGCTTTGTCTGTAACTCCATTTGTTATACTATCTTCAATTATAGTTTTATTTTTCCATAAATCAGTTGAACTTTCATAAACTAAACCTTGATTGTTTAATGGTGTATCTATAAACACATTGTGAAGTTCATCAAGTTCCCAACCATTCATAATCTTTACATAAATCTTACCATTTACAGAATGTGCATATTCTACATATCCTAAAACAACAATGTGACCAGTTGCACCTGTTGGCTTAATATTTGTAATTTTACCAGCAGTTGTTGGAGATAGATAAAGTACATCACCATCTGACCAAGTTTCACTTTGTAAAGAACCAGTTGTATTAATACCTTCTAATTGTCCAACTGTTATAATAAAACCTTCTTGATTTGTTGCAATAGTTTCACAAACAATTCCTAAAGTATCAGCACTATTTAAATCATTATTTGCTTGTGCTAAATTAACTGCTAATCTTTGACCTTGTGCGCCACTTATTCTAACAACTTGATATGCTGCTTTTGTTAATGTAGTATTTGGTGTTACTTTATTAACTACCCTTGCAACTAAATCAACTCCGTTTTTTAAGATAACAGAACCACCTTTTAAAGTGGTTTCTGAACTTCCTAAACTATCATTCCAACGTGTTGTTGCTACTGCTGCTGTTCCTGTTGGTGTTGTGTCTAAAGTTAATTGACCAGATTTTAATTCATATTCACCTAAATCAACATTTTGTGTTGCACCTGTATAAGGTACAAAAGTAGAAGTATCAGGAATATCTGTAATATCAGCAATACCTGTATAATCTTTATCTTGCCATTCAGCAATTCTTTCAGTCTGAACATTAGAAGAACTTAAAGTCATTGACTTGGTACTTCCATTAGTTTGTGTTACTAATTGATATGCTTTTATAGCATTAGTTGTTTCATTACCAGCATCTGTAACTTGTTGAAGATTTGGTGTAGTACCAGTATTAACTAATTCCCAAACTGCTGCATCTTCTGTTGGGTCTGTACAAAGATAAACATCACCATTATCTAAAATCCATCTTGTGTTTTGAACAAAACCTTTAGTTACATCATCAGTTGCAGTTGGTGTATAAGTAAGATTATGTGATACTTCACGTATAATAGTACCACCATCATTCATTATGTAAAGTCTACCAGCTTCCCATTTATGCTCAAATCCTACACCACATATTTGTGAAATACCTTTTGAACCACCATTTCCAGCATCAATAGTTCCTTTTTTAAGCATTGAACCATTATCTAAAACAATAGCATCACCATTTGAAATACTTATGTTTTCACCATCAGTAATATTACCTAATACTAAAGTTTGTGCTAATGTTTGTGTTCCACCACCACCTGTTACTTTGTTTATGTTTACTGTAATTAGATTATCAACTACATTAATAGTAACTTCTTCAATGGTTTCTCCTACGTTTATATCTATAATATCACTCATTATCTTGTTACATCGTTTTTAATTAGAAAATTACCACTTATGTAAGTCTTAACAGTTCCATCACCAAACTCAATTTCTATATCATATAAATAATTAAAAGCACAAATATCAATTATTTGCTCATTAATCTTAAATAAACCATTTGCATCATCTGTAATTGTTAAACCAGCATTATCAACTGAAGTTAAAGATAAAAATGGAATACCACCATATTCTTTACGTAACTGCATTCTAATAATAGCATCTTCTAAACTATATGGTTCATCGTTTAATAGTAATTCAAAAGTTACTTCTTCAAATGTGTCTCCTTTAATGCTTTGAAAATTTAATCCCATCTTTAGTTTTGTTTTCTATTTTTTTTAAAAATATTTCTAACTTCTTAATGTTAGCTTGTTTTGGTTTATATTTATTTATCATAAAACCCAACCTGTAAAATAAGCATCTTTATCAGGGTACATATCACCATTTGAATTAGCATTGTATTCTGGAAAAGAAACTTGGTTAAAACTCATATAATCAATAAATCTATTTGTGTAATGTTGTGCTATATCCCTTGCTTTTTCAATTAAGAAATCAACTTCATTCTTTTCTACATTTGTAGCGTTTTCTGATGTATGCTTGTAAATGCCTTTTCCAGCTATTGTAATGGCTAAAAATGGTAATGCTTCAACCATACTCCAATGTATTACCATAGGTTTGATATACTTCGTTAAAAGCGTTGTATATGGTTCTGTTAAATCATCATTTACAATATCATCATTTAGTCTGTTAAATAATTGTGTGCCTAAATACGTTTGTATATGTGTATCTTGTGCAATCTTTACAAATTGAACAAATTTATCTGTATCAATATTACCGTTTAATGCAGTAAATTTTACAATATCATCTCTCGTAACAAATAGTGCTTGCATATCCTTAATTTGTAAATCCCATTTTATCCCAATATTCTTGTGTAAAACCTTTCGTTGGCATATCTGCTGGTTTCATAGCAACTTCTTTTTCATTTCTAATTCTATAACCATACTTTTCAGCAGTAGCAGAACTAATAGTTTTTGCTTTTGGATTTGTAGGGTCTATTTTAACACCTTCAAAGTTTGCATAAGTTCTTCTTAACCATTTATGTTCACATCTTGCACCACCTTTGTAAAGCCATATAGAATAATTATCAGCACCTTTAACACCAAAACCAGCATTAACCGCTTGACTTTCCATAGCAATAATATCTTCTTTTCTGTATACTTTATCAGCATTAATCATTTTACTGCAAAATTCTCTTTGTCCAGTAGCATTACCACTATAAACATACCTTGTTATGAATTGTACACCATCAATAGTTTCATCTTGTTCAGGTGATTTAGCTGTTGGTCTTGCTATTCCTGTTGAAACAAATTGCCATATTTTAGATAAAGCACTTTTGCTTTTTTTATTGTTTTCGTTTATAAAGTTAATTTCAGCATCATATTCATCTTCCTTTTCATAATCAACCTCAAATTCATCTACTAAACTCCATTCATCACCCAAAGTTTCACCTTTAGAAATTAAAGCATCTGCAATATCTGAACTTAAACAAGTGTGAGAACTTAAACCAGTTTCTTCTTTTACTTGGTCAGCATTTTGTGTATTATCTAATTCAGTAAATTCTAATGGTTGAATAGTTTTAAAGTATAGTTTCAAACTTATTTCATTGTAAAATAATATTTCATCTAATGCTTCTATTATTTCAAGTTGGTAAGGTTTAATTACTATGTTGTCAAATAATAATGTTGCAGTTTTAATTTCATCTGCATTGTTACCTAAACCACCATCACCATTTCTAATTCCTAATAACATAGGACTTGTTACTCTATGACCAACAATTAACTTATTAAAACATTCATTACTTAAATATTCATAATGTGCTGGTGCATCATTTAATGGTATATCTTCAACTGTTGTTTTGCTTTCTGCATTTGCATTAAAAGCTACAATTACTTTATCACCTCTTGAACCAGTTAGTTTATTTTTTACATCTGCTTTAATTTGGTCACGCATTTCTTCTGTTGGAATTCCATTATTGAAATTTATAACTTTTGTTCCGCTGAAGCCACATTTGACGTCATTAATTTGATATTCAGATATTTCTTCTTCTAATACTGCATAATCTAATGCACCATTATAATCAACAGGTGTATAATAGTGAAATATTGGCAAATAAGGTTTAATAACCATAATTTCTATTTCATTACCATTACCAAATCCCCAAGCTGGTATTCTTTTTAATACATCTGATGGTTTAACCTTACTCCAATCTGGTGCATAGAAATATCCTTCTATTTCTCCTTTATCATTACATTTTTCTGCTCTTAAAGTATGAATTGGAAAATGCTCAACTTTAACTACTTTATTCTTTTGTTTTACTATTTGCATAGAAGCCATACCCATTAGTTTGCGTTCTAAACATACTTTACGCAACATATCTGGTTTAAATAAAGTTTTCATTTGTGCATATTCATTTGGCTTTCTTGATGCATCTAAAGCATCTAAACCTTTACCATATATCATATTTGATATACCTGTAATAATAGCACCATTTGTTGTTGAATATAAGAACCTATCAATTAAAAACTGAAAGTAATTATTATCATCACCATATTCAATGTAACCTTGCTTTTTATTTTCTTGTATTTTAGGTGATGTATAAGCACTTAAATTTACAATAGAAATATTAGAATTATTCATAAACTATAAAATCATTAGTTGTTTGATTTGCTACATATTCATCTTTGTTAATTGTGTAATTAGCTATGACTTGATTTGTGCAAAAAATTTTGTCTTTATAAACTACATCAGTATTATTAAGAATAGATAATGTATAAAAATTACCTTCTTTTAAATTAAATGTAGCTGTTGTGTATAGATAATAACCATCTATATAAAAATCTGATGATATAGTAGTACTTTCATTTGTCATTTCATTTACTAAAACTATTGATGTAGCTTTATATGTTCTTGGAATGAATTTTAATGATTGTTCTTCTACTTGCTCTTTTAGAATTATCATTTTCTTTTTATTTAAAAATAAAACTATATTGAAATTGTTTTATAATAAAAAAGGGATGCCTAAACACCCCTTAATTAAAAAACAAAAAAACAATTATTAAGAACCTA